TGGCAGAATATCAAGGTCGAAAAGTAACTTTAAATAAACCTATGCGTGGTGATGTAAAAAAATTTAAAGTTTATGTTAAAAATCCAAAAGGTAACGTTGTTAAAGTTAATTTTGGTCATGGTGGTACATCAGCTAAAAAAGCTGGTCAAAAAACTATGAGAATAAGAAAAAATAATCCTGGAGCTAGAGCTAGTTTTAGAGCAAGACATAATTGCGCTAGTCCTGGTCCAAAAACAAAAGCAAGATATTGGTCTTGCAAAGCTTGGTAATAAGGAGATAAATATGGCTTATAAAAGAAAAAGTGGTAAAAGTAAGAAAAAAGGATCAAACGGTTTAACAGCAAAACAAATGAAGCTTCCAAAAGCTTTAAGAGATAAAATTGTTGCTGCTAAAAAACGAGGTAAATAATGGCTTACAAAAAGAAAAAAGGTAGTGCTGGAAAAGCATGCTGGAAAGGTTACCGAAGAGGTAAAGGAAACAGCTGTATTAAAATGAAAAAGAGGAAATAATAAAATGTCTAGATGCTGTTGTCAAGTAAGAGCACAAAGAAAAAGAAAAATGACAATAAGAAGAAAAAGAAGAAGATAATATGATAATAAAAAATAAACAAGAAGAAAATAGAACAATAACTATTAATAATAAAAAATATTATGAAAAGGATTTAAACGAAAATATGAGAAATAGTTTAATTGCCTTATCAACACAAAAAACTAATAAAGCAAGATTAGAAATTGATGTAAATAATTGTCAAATTTTAATTGATCATCATGGTAAAATAGTTGATGAAGAACTTGCTAAAATTAAATCTATAGATTAAAGGATATTAAATGTCTATAAATGATGATGTATATTCAAGAATGCTGAAACACCGTGCATTGTTGACTCTTTACGAAAAGAGATTGGATACTGAAATTAATAAAATTTTGGCATCACACAAAATAAGGTTACAACGAATTGTAGCATTTTCTGGTACAGCAAATGTAAATGCTTTAACTAGAAAATTAAATACTGAAATTCGTTTAACTTATAAAAAAATATATAAAGAAGCTATTAGTGAATTAAATAAACTAGCTGGTGTTAGTGCTAGATTTTATAAAAGTATATTTGCTAGAGCTTTAACAAATATTTATAAAGCTAAAGGTGTAAAAGATACTATAAAAGTTAATGATTTAATTATTAAGTCAAATGGTACTTTTGGTCAACAAATAGCATCTATAAGTATTTTACAACAAAGAAGAATAAAAGGTATAGTCAAACAAGGAATGACTGAAAATAAGGCAATGGTAAATATTGCCCGGGATTTAGGTAGAAGTGGATTATTAGCTTCTACTGTACAATTACAAACTTTAACTAGAACTGCAATAACTGAAACATCTAATTATGTGTCAAATACAACATATAAATTAAATGATGATGTTGTTCAAGGTTACCAATATGTGGCTACTTTGGATAGTAGAACTAGTTTAATTTGTGCAAGATTAGATGGTAAGGTGTATGCATTAACTAATAAAAATGCACCACAACCACCACAACATTTTAATTGTAGATCAACAACTATACCTGTTATAAAAAGTGCTAATCAATTATTAAATACAGATAATAATAGGTTACAAAAACGAAAAATTGCTGGATTATCTGATAGTCGTCGTGCCTCTATTAATGGTCAAGTACCAGCCAAAACTACATATGCTGATTGGTTAAAAGACCAACCAAATGAAGTTAAGCTGGCTGTATTGGGAAATCAAAAAAGAGTTACCTTGTTTAATTCTGGAAAAGTTAAATTTTCTCAATTTTCTAATAAAGATGGTAAATTAATTTCGTTAAAACAATTAGAAGAATTATCAAATTAATCTTTTGTTTTAAATTAAAATATAACTAAGGCCGTGTCCAAAGGAAAAATAATGTCAGAAAACATTGAAAATACACAAGTTGAAGAAAATAAAACTGAAGAAACTAAACAACCAGATATAAAACAATTGGTTGATGAAGAAGTTTCTAAAGCTATATCTAATATTAAAGTAAATTTAGATAATGCATATAAGCAAAGAGATGAAGCTTTGTCTGAAGTAAATAAAATTAAAGAAGAGAAAAGACAAACTGAAATTCAAAGCCTTGAACAACAGGGTAAGCATTCTGAAGCTATGCAAATGAAACTAAATGAAGTTAATAAAAGACTTGAACAATATGAACAAAAGAACACAGAATTGAGCAGAGATAATGCCGTGCGTACTCAGCTTAATGCTTTAAACTTTAAATCTGAAAAAGCCGCTGAAATGGCCTATTCAGATATTGTAAATAGTTTAAAGAAAGACGCTACAGGAAATTGGGTGCATGAAACAGGTTCTAGTATAACTGAGACTGTGTCAAATTATGCTAAAGATGATAATAATGCATTTTTATTTTCTGTTAAAGCTAATATGGGCTCTGGAATATCTCCAGCTAAGCCAAGTACAGGAACCAATCCTGTCGGATCTATAAAAGATATGTCAACTGATGAAATGCTTAATGCTATTGCAAAAGGGCAAGTAAAGGTTGACGGAGAATGGTCTGAATAGACTATCTTTTATAATAATAACCGCACATATGTGCATTAAATAATAAAAGGAAAACAAAAATGGCTGTAATAAGTTCAAACTTTAATAACATTGCTAGAGCGATTTCTGCTTACGAACAAGCGGAAAGAGCAGATGCTGCGTTATTAACATCTACTGCATTAGTTGGTTCTGACGCTAGAATTAACGATTCAGGAGAAAATTACACTGGTACATTAAGATGGTTAGATTTTTCTGACCCATCAACTTTTCATAAGCAAAATGAAACTGCTTCTGATAAAGATATTAATGAAATGTCAGTATCAAACAAATCAGCGGTATATATCAAAAATATTGATCATATTGCTGCACAAGAAATGTCAATTCAAAAATTAGTTTCAAAAGTTGACGGTTTATCATACTTAGGTTCTCAATTTGCTTCAGTTAGAGCAAGAAGAGAAGATCTACAATTAAGATCTATTCTAAATGGTGTTGCTGACAAAATTTGGGGCTCAACTACAATTGGTACTTCTGATGCTGCTGCAAAAGTTGGTACTTTTGGTTTTTACACTGGTTCAGATGCTAATGACGATCCAAATCCGTTATTTACTAATTCTACTGGTGCTAGCCAATCAAGAAGCACTTTCTTTGATACTCTATTAGATGCTATCACAGAAGTTAAAGGTGAATTTGAAGAGCCTTTCTATTACTTAGTAGTAGATACTGCAACTTACAACGTTATGAGAAAAGAAAATGTTCTTGATGTTGCTCCAGTTGTAGACGGTAATTTCAATTTCTCTACTATTCTTGGTGGAAAAATTAGACTTATTATTAACAACCAATCATTAACTGCAAACTTACCAACAGGGTTAAAAGTTTCTTACATGTGTAAAGCCGGATCTGTACATTACAGTGATATTGCACAAACAAATCCAACTGCGATTGAAAGAGACGAACTAGCTGGTAATGGTGGCGGTCTTGTTACTGTTTTATCTAGATGGGGTAATATAATGCACCCTAAAGGTTTATCATGGGCTGGAAGTGCAACTGCATATCCTGCAAATGCTGACCTTTCTCTAGGTACAAACTGGACAGTACATGCTACAAACGTTAACCAAATTGGTTTATTCCCAATTTATCACGGTTAATATTATAACTATTAGATACGGAGAAAAATAATGGCTTTACAAAAAGGAATCAATTCATTTGTTACTGTTATAGAAGCAGAAGAATATTTTTATGACAGACTAAACCAAAGTTCTTGGGATAGTGCTACAGATGAAACTGTTGAACGAGCTTTAGTAACAGCCACAGGAATTCTCAATGACTTGGATTGGGGTGGTACGGCTTTACCTACTACCTCATATCCTTTATCATGGCCTAGAGATATTACTTACTGGAATAATAAATCTGGTGGGTATGAAAGTTTAGAAGATGATAGAGATGATACAACTGAGTTTATGGGAACTATTCCTGAAGATATCAAAAAAGCGACCTATGAACTTGCTTTACACTTGATCAAAAATATGAGCACAATAGAAGATCAATCATCTGGTTCACCTAGATTGAAAGATTTATCTGTTGGTTCTATTTCTTTAACTTTTGATTTAGGATCTGGATTAAGTAATTTTAAACAATTACCTGATTCAATCCAAAAATTAATTGCTAAATATGAAGATCCAGCTAGTATGAGCACAAATAGGGGAGTTAAAGTTAGTGGAGGTGCCTAATGGGTTACCATAAACTAATTCAAGATAATGTAAAAATGGCATTTGATACTATAGGTGATATTGGTGAAGATATAACATTTACAAATAAAAATGTAACTTCTTATAACTTTGCTACACAATCTGTTGTTAGTTCAACTGATACATCGATTACTGTGAAAGCTGTAATTGAAAGTCAATATAGAACTAATGATGATAAACCTAGGTTAGAATGCAAAATAATGATTGATTCAGCTAATTTAGATTCTAAGATTATTGATAATTACGACAGTGTTGTGCTTAGAGGTAAA